GTTCTGCGTCGTAGGCGGCCGTTTGCGCCACCGGGTTGATCGCGATGGGTATCTTGGAGCCGCCCAAGTATTCCGGCCGCTGCAGCCGGTAGTCCGGTGACCGCACGCCGAAGTGCGACAACAGCTGCTCGACGTACCTTGACCCCCCGCGTGCGTCCCGCTCCAGCAGTTTCTGTGTCTGGAATGCGAGTCGTATCGCGTTGATCGTGCTGGCCGTTGCTGCGCTGAGGTCTGCCGTGCCGGCCAGTTTCGGGTCTGCCCACAGTGCCGGCGCGTTGGCCAGCGGCGTCGCTCCGCTCCACTGTGCTTGACTGTTGCTGATGTTGAACGTGAGCTGCTTGTCCGGGTTCATCAGGCCATCATTGAATTCGGGCGCGAGGTCTCCGGTTCCGAAGATCGTTACCGGTGCGGTGGAGCCCAATGGCAATTCCACCGCGTCGCCCTTCTGTGGCCAAGGCAGGCTGCTGGTGAAGTAGTCATGCCGCTTGTTGATCCTTAGCGGCATGCCATCCCATTCCACCGGCGTAAGCGCTGTGGTCGCTATGCCGGTAGTGTTGTGCCGCGTTCCATAGTCGGTGTTCCAGCCCCACAAGTCCTGCAGGTTCTGGTCTCGGAACCATTCGTTATAGACGATGAAATAGCTCCACACTGGGAATGCCGTAACGGCGATGTCTGCCGTATAGGCCGCCGGCGGAATGCCCAAGTGGTCCAGTACGCTCCCGACAGGGATCGTCCATGTCCCCGTGTCTTCTTCGGGCCCGATGGTCGGAATGACCGATTCGTTTTGCCCGGTGATGAAGTTCTCCCACGCGTCCGGGCCCGCTGGCCCGTAGTACCCCACGTTGTGCAGTCGGTTGGGTACGTAGAAGTAGAACGTCTCAAAGTCCAGATCGTCCATGATCGGGGCGATCGGCGTTGCCAATCGGGCCACGATGTTCTCTCGGTGCTGCCATGTGTCTCCGGGCAGCACCTCCTCGCACATGATCGGTATCAGTAGGCTCGCGTCGCACGCTTGCTTGCGTGTCTGACGCATTCGAAATTTGCTCCGCGGAATATCCGCGCGAGGAACGGTAGCGAAGTTGTGCTGTCTTGCAGTCTTGTTTCTCATCATAGCCATGATTAATTCTCCTTTTTTCCGCTCTTACTCTTACTCCGGTTATCCATCAGGTTATCCCCTTCTAGGGGGTAACCTGTGGGTAACCCACTTCCGCATTTAGCCGCGACCCTTGTGGTCGTTGGCGGCTAAATGCTCTTGCTCTTACTCTTAACGCGTGCGTGCGCGTATCGCGCGCGCGCGCGAATGTCTTCGTCTGTGAGCACCTGTGAATGTTTCAATCTCTGTGCCTTAACCTCCTCTGCTTTTTTCTCGTCAACTTCGCGGAGCCACCGATCATAGGCTTTCGGCGGCTTCTGCCTTACTCCATTGATGACAACGTAGTCGTTGTCGATCACTCCCTGCTTCCATTTCAGCCACCAGCCTTTTGCGAGGTTCTTACTCATGAATGCGCGAGGCTGCTGGAGGGCGATTAGCTCTCCGTTTTCCTCATCGACTCGCACGTATTGCTGTTTGCTGACAAGCTTCTTCGTCACGTAGCTGGCCGCATAGCGCGCGGTCTCGAACGTCAGCGCTCCTACCGATACCTGACCCAAACCCCACAACTCTTGCAAAAGAGGTGATGTCCACAACGGTGTGGGCTTGTGCCTAATAAAGATTCGGTCTTGGATGAATGCCTGCCCAAAAATGCAGGCGTGATAATGCGGCCGTAGCGTTTCGTCGCCGTATTCTCCCACCATGTAGTAACGCAGTTTTCCAAGTTTCTTCCTAAGCAAGTGTTGTCTGATTCGCTTCCAGAACTTGGTGGTGTCGGCATAGTTGAGGCTTCCGTAAGTCGGTAAGTGTTTATCCTCGTATGTAAGCGTGACGAAACTGCTTTCTACCCACATACGTGCTTCGTGTTCGATGCGCACGGCTTGCTGCCGTGCTTGCTCCTCCCTGCATAAGATGCAATGCCCGCAAGGGATTGCTAGCCCTGTGTACGGCTTCACCCAATACTGCGGGTCTTTCCGCTTGTAAAAAGAAACGCCCGAGCCGTCGGCTCGGGCGTATGCCCTCATTGGGTTTTCGCAGGCCATTACTTAAAGGCGTATGCCCCCTCTCATGACGAATGCTGGCGAGTTAATCGCCTTCGTCCGGTTCCGGGCTCTCTGGAACTTCCTGCCGTGCTTGCGGCCGCTCATCCTCTGCCTACGCATAAAGCCTCCTTGTGGCTCATAAACTAAGGGCCCCGTCAAGGGCCCTTAGAGTGTATCCCGGCGGCGCCGGTCGGACCATCTCCTTCTTGGTTCAGATGGTCCTGTTGACACACGTTGCCGGCGGCAGTGTGTGTCTAGTCAGCTAGTGGCGGCCGCTAGGGCCTCCCTGATGTGCTTCAGCAGCTTGCGCTCCTTGCTGACCTTCTGGGTGTGCCGCACCCGGTAGAGCGCCAGCGTTGGCTTTGGCTGCGTCTCCAGCTGCTTCAGCCGCAGGCGGCTGGCTGCCTCCAGCCGCCGCAGGCGCTGCACCTCCTCGGATTCTGGTTTCCCGAAGATCTGCTCGAACGAGGCTGGCGCAGTCTGCGAGGAATTCCCTGTCCCCCTGGACCTGGCCGGTGTTTTCGTCGATCTCCGCGAGTCGCCAGAGTTCGAAGTGGCTTGGTGTTTGCGCGATCGGCGCCCGGTTTTCGACATTGTTGATCGTCTCCGCAAGTGAGGCCAAAACCTGCTTGTCCCCCTCGGCCGTGAACGGCCGCAGGTAGTAGTCAAGCAACCTATCCCGAATTGCATACAGCTTCACGTCTTCGGCTCCTCGATTGGCGCCGGCGTGGGTGCCGGCGGATCGAGTATAGCCTTCAGTTCTGCCGGTGTCTTGGTAAGTAACTGCTCAATGGGCATATCTCGCAGTTCCTTCGGCAGGTTTGCCCTTCGACGCCGCATGTCCCGCGAGGTCTCGATCATTTCCCGCAGGTCGCCCGGTAGCTCGCTGAAGTCCCCGCTCATGGGTTGCGTGTCCGATCCCGGCACGCGTCGTGTGACCATGAACTTTCCGACGATCACGTTGATGTCGGTGTCTTTCGCTTGGCTTTGGTCCGTCGCCGTCTTCCCCTTGGTGACGATCCGGCTGCGGGCCTTGTTTCTCTCGTAGATGCTCGACATTTGCTTCTCCTACTTGCTGAAGATCATTCGCAGCCATTGTCCGATGGACATGACTGCTTTGGCGGCCGGTGAGCCGGCGCCCACGGTTTCGAACCATTTGGCCAGCGCTTCTTTCTCCGGGATGTCGAGGCGCTTGAGGACCACCTCCAGTTCCCGGATGTCGACTTCACGCTCTGCGATCTGGCTTGCCGCTCGTGCGCTGTTGACTTGGTAGCCGCTAATCTGGCTGGCTATTTGGTATTCGAGGTCTTTGAGGTCTGCGGCGGCTTTGCTGCTTCTGAGTGCATCGGTCCACCATGCGCGCTGGGGCACGATGATTTCTCCGGTTTCCTCGTTTTCAACATGGCCACGGCCCATGGCGATTTTCTGGCGTTCGGTCTCCATGGCTTCCTGCTCGGCTTTCTGCTCATTGATTTTCACCTGAGCTTGTACGTTGCGGAGTTCCATGGTCCTCATTGCCTTGTCGCTCGCACTCGACACAGCCCGGGCGATCGCATCCTCCGGTTGGACAGTAGCGGCTGAAGTGGAAGGGCTGCCAGCTCCCCCCTGACTCACTGCTAGCATCGGATTGATGCCTGCCGCGATCATGTCCTTTACGCCGCGTTGCCATGAGGTGTTCTCCATCCTTTCGAGAAATGCTTGATTCTCGCGTTGCAGTCTGATGTTCATGCGGTTTGCTCGGCTCTGTGCTGACGAGCCGAATATTCCGCCCAAGAGGCTCCCACCAATTCCGGTGATGAGGGAGCCGGTGACAGGATCAAGTGGCATAGGGCCTCGCGTTTGCTCAGAAGTGGTCGATCAGTCCGGGCACGCTGTAAGTCGGCATGAGCCGCGCGACCGTGCTGTCGTGCTGAATGTCAAAGATGATTTGCGCGCTCCACTGGGTGCTTTCTTCGGTGTCGATGGCCAGCGCCCTCGCCAGTACCTCCCGCGTCTTGTCGGTGATGAAGTCGCCATTCAGTGCGGGTTCGTTTTCGAACTCCTCTGCCAAGTGCCACCAGTCCATGGGCGTCGGCGTCTGGCTTCGCATCACGCCCGTTACTTCGTTGGGCGTGTATCGGTATTCCGCCCACCGTTCCTGATAGCCCCATGTCTCTACCGCCGGCGTGGTGTCCAGCGGCATGAAGATTTCCCGAGTGTTGACGGCCTGCTCGCCCAGCATTGCGAAGACAGGGAAATAGTAGTCCAGGCGCGTCCGTCTGCTGAGCCAGTGCCGGCGGATGCCTTGCTGGTAGGTGGGCGTTGCTCTCACTGCCGCATAACCAACGATATAGCCGTGTTCGGTCGCTGCGTAAGTGAACGTGCGCTTGCTGTTGCTCGCGTGCATTTCGCCGCCCAAGTTGCCTACCGGGGAGGAAGTCTCGGCCGGTTCTGCGTCGTAGGCGGCCGTTTGCGCCACCGGGTTGATCGCGATGGGTATCTTGGAGCCGCCCAAGTATTCCGGCCGCTGCAGCCGGTAGTCCGGTGACCGCACGCCGAAGTGCGACAA